GTGGACTGGGCTCGAGCCTGGAAGTCCAAGCTCGCAGAGTCCTTTGACGGAGCTCGTCCCCTGGGCAACTTCGGGGACCCGGCTGGTCACCAACGTAACCCGTCGACTGGAACGTCAGTCATAAGTGACTTGAATTCTGCAGGTGTGCCGGTTACGGCGGCGCCTAAGCGGCCGCAGGACTACGCCATCCGCATCCTGAATAACATGATGGCGGGAGAAAGAGTCTGGGTTCGAACTCCAAACGCAGACCAGGTTGCACAGGCATTCGCGTCTCATAAGTGGAACGTCGACCGAAACGGCATTCGCATCGGCAACACGGCCGTTCATGACTGGACCTCACACTTCGTTGATGCCGTGCGTTATGGAACTGCCGTTGTGCTAGGATTGTATGCACGCGAGGACGAATCTGAGACGCCGAGCGAGCTGCTGACACCAGATACTTACGGTCATGTCTTTGACCAGCTGTTGAACCCGCCGGCCAAGAAGTGGCTCGGGCCAAAGCGCAAGGCTGTTCGACCTACGTTCGAGGCCCCACCAATCGTACCTAGGAGCTAGTATGCCTATAGATACGTTTCGCGTCTACTCCGATGAGGAGTCGATGCTCAAAGTCTATAGTCGGCGATTGACGTCGGCGGACCAGCTCTTTGCGAAGACGAAAGCCGAGCGTGAGGCGTTTGTTGCTCGCTACGCCAACGAGGTAGAGGAAGACCAGGTAACCGAAGAGGGTCACCGGGTCAACGTTACTAACGGCATCGGCATCATCGATACGATGTTTGCTTCGATGACTGCAGTTGATGTAGAGTTCATCGCTAAGGCGGTTGGCAACGGTACGCCCGAGCAAGCGGTAGCTGCCACGAGTGCGCTAAACCAAAGCTGGCACGACACGAAGGGCGCGCGTAGGGCTAAGAAGGCCGTCAAGGACGCGCTCCTCGTCGACCTCGGAGTCGTGAAGGTTTATTACGACTACGTGACCGACGTGGAGGTTCGAGACCGCCCCGACGCAGCCGTCAAGGCCGAACTTACCGAGGTGGTCAAGAACGGCGACCAACGGACAATCGATGACATTCTCGCCTCGGGCGAAATAGCGTTGGTCGAGGATGTTGAGGTCGTGCTACGCGACCGCGTATGCGTTGATTATGTTCCCTGGAACATGGTCCGTTATGACCCCAGCGCCAATCAGGCTGAAGATGTTCGATGGGTGGCACAGTACACGCGGCACCCGACGCCCGAGGTTACCCTGAATCCGACTTTTCGCGCCTTCGTCCAAGACCGCTATGGCAAGGTCGTCGGTGACCGGCTGCTAAACGGCTTGGAGGGCGACTCCACCATCGACGCGGTAGGAATCGCAGGAGACTACAGCGACGTTGAGGGCCTCTCGAAAGACGAGAAGGAGGATTCCGTTCGCGTAACCCTCGTCGAGATGTGGGACTTTGAGACCGGCCTGGTGACCGTCTTTCCCCGCAATCGTACCGACCTGGTGCTGCATCAGCGGGTCAACCCCCTGATGCTAAACCTAGACCTCGAAGACCGCTCCCCGTTCAAGTTCCTAGGCGTGCGCTGGCTGCCGGGCCGCTTTGAGGGTGTCGGCGACATGCGCGTTATCCGGCCGTCCCTAGACGAACTGGACGAGTATCGTAGCAACCTAGCGACGCACATTGCACGTACTATCCCGAAGCTCATCGGACCGGCTAGGGCGCTCTCACCGGCCGGCAAGAAGGCTCTGGAGTCGACCACCTGGGGCGAGTATGTCCCGCTGGAGGAGGAGCACGTTGCCAGCGAGGTGCAGCCGCTAGTGCCCCCACCGCTGCCGCAGGAGACCTTCGAGGTTCCTGAGAAGATTCAGGCCGAGATGAAGGAGGCTACTGGTGCTAACGAAGTCCTTCGTGGTGTCTTCCCATCCCGTCGTACGACCGCGACCGAAACGCAGCTCGTCACGTCGGCCGGTCAGAACCGTCAGGCTGAAAGACGGGCGGCTCTAGAGGAGTGGTACACCGACGTCGCTCGTACCATGCTGCAGCTAATGCAGGTGTACTACGACCGTGACCGCATACTTCGCTACACGAACGACCTTGGTGAGGAGTTTGTATGGGAGTGGAACCGCGAGGATATAGCGATGGATGCGGACATTCGCATCTCGCTGACTCCGCGCGAGAACCTAACCCGCGAGGAGACGTTCCAGAGGTGGCTGCAGGTAATGAACCTAGCGGTGGCGATGCCCGAAACTGACCGAAACGAGCTAATGAGGCAGGTCTATCGCGCCATCGGCCTACGCGAGGACGAGATTCGGGGACTCATCAAGACTCCCGAAGAGGTTGAAGCTGAAAGACAGCGTGAAATGGTCTCGACGCAGCTTGCTGCTGCGCCGCAGCCCGCGTCCAGCTCCCCACCGGGTCTTAGTATTTCGCCTGCCAGAAGCTAGGAGAAGCGTATGACCATCTTGGAAGCTGGTCTACTTGCCGCTCTAACTGCCGCAGTAAGTTCCTTTGTGACCTATGTAGTTATTATGGCGCGCGTTGGTAAGATGCTAGCTCGAGCGTACGGCAGCATACATGACGAGGGAAAGAAAGACACCTATCATCTCAGTATGGATGATGCCAGAAAGCTCTTTAATCCCACGGATACGACTACACCGCCTACTACTGGACAGTACCTGTAAACCACGCACCGCTAGCGTAGAGGAAACGCACCTGGCTTCCACCCAGGAGTCGTCGGTCCGAGTCCGACGCGGTGCTCTGTCGAGGCCCTAGCCACAGCGCAACGGCGCCGAGGGCGAGGGGTACAACGAAGGGAGGCTTGCCATGGCACAGAGCCGTGACGAGCTTAAGGCTCAGCAGCAAGTTGAGCTGAGGACCGCCCTAGCGGAGGCGGTTGAGAAGTATCCGTTGACAGCCGAAGCAGAAGACGAGGAAGACTGGAACAGGTGGGAGGCCGAAGGAGGCCAGCCGCCCGAGACCGTTCCCGACCCCGAAACTTCGACGCCCGATAAGCCTGCTCCGGGCGAGGCTCCGCCTAGTACAGTCGAGGCTACCAGCAAGGAAGAAGTTTCATCCGAGGGTGAAACCACAGATGAATCTCCTACCGAGTACTGGGGCGTAGATTTGAACGGCCTTCCGAGCGAGAAGCGAGCGGAAGTTATCGCTCATTTTGAGCAGCAGGATAGTACCATCCGGAAGCTCCAGGAACGACTGGCGAAGAAGCCAGAAGAGCAGCCGGCACCGGAACCTGAGACGCAGGGGCCGGTCAGCGATGAGGACATCATGCGTGCCCTCGGCTTGGACCCCGAATCTCTCGAGTACGAGCAGCTGGCGCCGGTGGTTCTACCGCTCGCCAAGACCGTGATGAAGCTGGAGGAAACCGTCGATGAGATGTCTCAGCGCGAGACGACCCGTGCGGTTGAAAGCGCCTGGAACACGACACTCGACGACCTAGAATCGACGTACGGCAAGCTGCCGTTCGAGCGGGTTCAGGTCCTTCAGTACGCGATTGAGGAGGGCATTCCGTCTCCCGAGGCCGTCTACTTCCGTCTTACCGCCCCTGCAAAGCGCGAGGTGGAGGAGGCAGTAGCCAAGGCCCGTCTCGAAGCGTCGAAGAGGGAAGCTTCGGCAGGTCCGAAGCCGAGCTCCTCGTCCGGGACCTCTGTCGGCGTAAAGGCCGGCATGAGTCTACGAGACGCGGTCGCGGTCGCAGCGAAGGAAGCGGAAAAAGAGACCAAGCTCCGCTGGCGCGATGCCATTAAGGGTCGTCGCATAGCTGTTCCGGAGAACGAGTAAACTCGCTAGGAGAAACAAGATATGTCCATTTACGCCGACCAGTTTGATGTTCTGGTCACGACTACGCTGGACAAGGTCCGGCCGGTTCTGACTGACCAGATATCAAACGAAAATGTGTTGCTTGCGTGGCTCAATATGAAGGCACGCATCAACGTTGACGGCGGGACAGTCATCCGGCGACCTCTCATGTTCGCGTTCAACGACACGGTGGGTTCGTACTCTGGTTACGACCTCCTTGACGTGACGCCGCAGGAAGGTCTTGGCTGGGTTGAGTACGAGTGGCGCCAGCACGCTGGCTCTGTGACCATTTCGGGAGAAGAGGTCAAGAAGAACAGCGGTTCGGCTCAGCTTGTCAACCTGCTTCAGGCCAAGATGGACCAGCTCAAGCTGTCCATCGCGGACGACTTTAACGCCATGCTCTACGGTTCCGGCAACGGAAACGGCGCTAAGGACTTCATCGGTTTGATGGGGATTGTCTCAGACGGAAAGCAGTATGGGTCCTCGGACACCGGCGCTGCCCTCCCGACGGGCGCCTCGACGACCGATACTCACCTCGGTGGCATTAGTGCCACAACGTACACCTGGTGGAGGTCGAACCTAGTCACGTCCCCCGTGGACCTGACCACGTTTGACGGAGTCGATAGCCTGAACAACCTCTATAACAGCATTCGCGTTGACCGCTCCAAGGTTGACCTGGAGCTGACCACGCAGGCGAACTTCGAAGCGTACGAGGCCCTCGCGGTCCCGAATATCCGCTTCCAGTCGCTGCGCGCGGCCGACCTGGGGTTCGAGACCATCGCGCACAAGACGGCTGAGGTCGTCTTCGACCCCGACGTTCCCACGTCGGGTGCGTGGCACGATGGTCTGAACACCGTGGCCGGTGGAGGGGCTTGGTTCATGTTGAATGCCGACCGCCTGGAGTTCGTGCAGCACGCGGATTCCTGGCTCTCGCCGACCGAGTTCGTTCGGCCGTATAACCAGGACGCCAAGACGGCCCTGGTGTTGTCGATGGGTAACCTGATTACGGACTCGCGCCGTAGCCACGGGCTCATCCTCAATACCGTCGTCTAGGTAACCGACTCGTAGGGGGCCGGATTGTGGCCCTCGTGCCCCGGCCCCTTACGACAACGGGAGGAATGATGGCTCTTAAGAACATGACAGGAAACGTTGGAACTGCTCCAGTCTATACCAGCCGGTGGGCTGAACGAGACGCGCGACGCAGGGAGAATATGCGGCTAGCCCGGAAGGCAGCCGCTGCTCGTTCTGGTCGCAGCGTTAAATCGGTCAAGGACCGGGTGGAGAAAGCTAAAGCAGTGCTAGCAAACAAGAATGTTACTGGAGCCATTGCGACGATACAGGGAGTAGCGCCGACGGATGTCGACGTCTATATCCTAGCCGAGCGACATGGGCAGGCCCGCAGGGGCGTGCTCAGGGCGTTCGGTCCCCCGCGCGGTAGCGTGGAACGGCAGTACCTTGCCGAAGCGGGCCTGGGGAGCCCCGAAGATACCCCGGATGAAGGGGCAGAGGAGTAGGACATGACCGTAAAGAAGAGGTACGCCGACCTCCTGACCGGCACCAGCCACGTTGGCGGGGGTGCGGTCTCGGGCGAGGCACGCGCAAATATCGGGCTCGGGTCCGCTTATGCTAGGGTTCTTGGGTTCGAGTTCAAGGGCGACGACGCCGACGTGGACACGAACAACACGCTGGAGTTGACGGATGCGGACGGGCGACTTTTGCTCGTCGCAACGGCGTTCGACGCGGGTGGGACCACATCCGACGAGTACACTGAGCAGGAAGCCGCCATCGGTACGACTGTTTCAGCCGCCTCCACGGTTGGGGTATTCCGCATAGTTGGATATCCCGAGGCGCTGTACGTAGATGCCGCAGGGGACGCCTCCGCCGACACCGAGGGCATGGTTGCCGGCGTGTTCGCCAAGTCGCCAGTGACCGCGACCATCGCGGCCGGTACGGACGGCGACTGGCAAAGGGTCACCCTCTGGGTGGAGGTGTAACATGCCAAACGTTGACAAGGAACTCCACAACCCCGAG